TATCGTTAAGTACTTTGATGGCAAAAAAATACGGATGCCCATGTGAGCATCCGATTTTTCATTACTCGTACTAAATAATAAGTACGGCTGTGCTGTACCTATAGTAGCTGTCGTTTCAGTGTGTTATAATTAAAGAAACTCAATATAAACACACCACGGCTTAGAAAATTTACAGACGGTGTGTACACAAGGAGCTTCTATGGCCGCTATCGTCACCTTGAATCAAGACAGCCCTTCTGTCCAATATTTATGCAAAAAAGATAAACGACTGACAAAAGTCATCAGCATGGTTGGCCCGATTACCTATGAACCACACACTGATAATCCCTTTCCTTTTCTGATCCATGAAATCATCGAGCAGATGCTGTCGATAAAAGCCGGAGCCAAAATCTATGGGCGGTTTGAAGAATTATGTGCTGGTCAGATAACCCCGGAGTCTATTTCAAAGCTCTCCGTTGAGGAAATCAAGGCAATCGGTACTTCTACTGCGAAGGCTAACTATATAAAAAACGCAGCTTCAGCCGTCTTGACAGGAGAACTTGATTTTACGAAGTTTCCTGATATGACAGATGAAGCTGCGCTCAAAGAATTAGTCAGTCTTCGCGGCATTGGTACTTGGACTGCAAAGATGTATTTGATCTTCGTCCTGGACAGACAGGATATCCTGCCATTCGAAGACGTTGCTTTTTTACAAAGCTACAAATGGCTTTATAAAACAGAAGATGTGTCGAGAGCATCCATAGAAAAGAAATGTAAAAAGTGGAAGCCCTACTCCTCCATTGCTGCCCGGTTTCTTTACCGGGCTTTGGACATGGGATTTACAAAAAAAGAATTTCATCTATTTAAAAGGAATGATTAATTATGGGAATGCGAGAAGAAGCAGAAAAAATACTAAAAAAAGCATATGCTGTTGCGAGTTATAATCCAGAGTCAACTTGTACACATGAAGAGTTAATTGATTATGTTATTGACAACACCCATCTGACTTATAAATATGTACTGTTTACAGCTCTTTTATCTAAAGCTACTGATGAAAAATAAATCCTCTTTGTCTTCAAAAGAAATCAACGCTTCCAGGAGCCTATGACGCAAGAACAATTTGTCATAAAGTAATTGTGCCTTTTGAGATGGAAGTCTTAAAAAAAGCGATGGGTGGCTCTAATGAACCTTTTTTAAACAAACCGGCCCGGTTCCCTGAACTAAGCAAAACCAACGCAGTTCGCAGAGGAAATGACCAAAATATATTAAATGCATTATGTGATAATTTACCTACAATAAAAACATCACAAGATGCATTTGATTGTTTGGTGTACTTACTCTGTAAATTAATCAAATTACGAGATGCACAAAAAAAATCTTTGAATTTCTATGTACGTGAAACTTCGAATACCCCAGCTTTGTTATGGACATACATCATAAAAGCGCTGAAAGAAAGCTTCGAAGGTGAAATTCTTACTTTAATGGTTGCAGGAACGTATCATTTAATTTATAAAGACCGTCCTGGTGCAAGAGTCGAAGTCCATCCCGTTAATCAAAGCGGTGCGTCAGGACGAGAAGTCAGCGATTTAGATATCTACGTCGATAATGAGTTAATTTCTTCTAACGAATTAAAAGATAAAAATTTCTCTGAACCAGATGTTCGACATGCTGCAGATAAAGTTATTACTGCAGGCGGAAATCATATGTTATTTATTTTTGGTCCTCGAGCATGTCCTGAATCAGATTTCATTAATGATATTCAGCAAGAATATCTAAGTAAAAATTTTTTCTTACGTGTAGTACCCTATAACGAATTCTTTTCTAGCTTACTGAACTGTATCGCCGAACCAGACACTAAAGAATTTATGAAGTTCATTCTAAAAGTTGCGCATGACACTAAATTCAAAGAAGAAGTCATCGCATACCTAGACGCCTTAGGTCAACAAATTTTTGGGTTGAAGCATATTTGACTAATAAAGATGGAGAAATATGAGTTCCTTACTCATACTTCTCCATGTACTTCAATGTAGCTTTAGCTACAGCCTCGGCTAGATTGCAAGGTACAGCATTACCAATTTGTGTATATATTTTCCCTTTATTTCCACAAAAAATATAGTCATCAGGGAAAGTCTGTATACGAATAGCTTCATTGATTGTCAAACGACGTAATCGTTTTGGAGCTTCTTCGAATTGGGGAGTTATTGATCCATCAAGTAATCCTTTATGGTATTTTACTACCCAGTCTTCATCAGCCTTTCCGTACAAATATTCTTCATCTACAAAAGGAGTTTTGTTTCCTCCCATAGAAGCTGGCAGCGTATTTGCATATCCATCGATATTGATTGGTCTTCCCTGGCCATTGAAGTACATTCCTGCATATGGTGATTTTCTCATAATTGGATGAGTTGCGAATGTAATTTTGGCCGTACATGTATTTGGGTTTTTATCCGTACCAGCCTTTCCTAAATCTTTTAATAAGTCTCTAATGATAGGGGCTTTTTTCTTTTCCTCATCTAAAAGCTCATTCATATGGTACTCGAAAAAGATGTCTGAATTATCCCTAACCCCAACAAAAAATACACGTTCCCTTTTTTGCGAAACATTAAACTCAGTTGCATTCAAAACAAAGGGTAAGCATTGGTAGCCTAACATTGCGGCTGTATCTAAATATCGTTTTCTGACGTCCCCCCACTTTTCTAACTTTGCCAAAGCTTTTACATTTTCCATCACGAATGCCTTGGGCCGTACTTTTTTTATAACATCCAGAAATGTAAAAATCAATTTACTTCGACTATCATCAGGGTCCATTTTACCCGCTACAGAAAACCCTTGGCAAGGCGGCCCCCCAAAAACAAAATCTACTCCAGAATACTTATCAAGCTCATTAATGACATTGTTGATGTCATCATTAATCATTCTGCTTTCCTGATGATTGGCTTTATAAGTTTCTGATGCTTCTGGCATAATTTCGTTTGCAACAAGAACTTGGATTCCCGCTTTTTCAAAGCCAACATCCATTCCTCCCGCACCTGAAAACAATGAAATCGCAGTTTTTTTCTTATCCATATGAACAACTCTACTTTCTTTATTTATTGGCTTTTATATATTTTCCTGTATGTATTCTTGCATCGATAGGTTTAAGTGCATCAATCGGAATTGCCCACACTCTACTGAAACGAAAAGCGCCTTCAATTCTTCCTTCGCTGCATAACACTTGAATACGTCGCATAGTAATATTCCACTTCTTAGAAGCTTCCTTAACCGTCATATATTCCATGATTACTTATCTCCAGAATTTACGTATGTCTGATTTTATACCATTAAGCGAACAATATCAAGTAAAAACAGGGCTTACGGCTATTCTTAATACCGATTTACAAAGACTTCATAAAAGTCACTACGTTTCTCTTCATCATCGAAATCTGCATCAATGAACATCTGCAGTTCTTTCTTCATTGATTCATACAGAGAAGATGAATCTTTGGCATCAGAATAAGCAGTGTGAACCATTTCGCCGTACACACCACAGGTGATGGCATCGTAACGAATGCATCGTTCTAAGGTAATACGGCATTGTCCTTTATATTCTTCATCTTTTAGAATCTTGCCGCCTTCAGAGCCGATTTGATTTAATTCTTCGGTGAGTACCTTCCACATGTTGCTTTCCTCTCAATCAGCCATTTACAGTCCAGACATTGAAAGTTCTTATTTTTCATTGTAACATAAAAAGCCAGTACAGAACATCCTTCCCGATGTCCCATACCGGCTCTTTTCATGCAATCTTCTGTTTTACATCAGCCACGATGGCTTTGACCGCCTGCTGCATCAAGGTGATATACAGCCTGTTCCGGATCTTCACCCACCAGCTTGTGGTGGTCTGGATTTCGGCTTCCAGCGGGTCTGTGAGGTTCTTCATCTGCGCTTCCACCAGCTTCTGGACATCATCCAGGTCGATGGACTTGATGGCCGCTTCGGCTTCGCTCCTGGCAAAGGATACGACGGCATCGGCGACGGCTTTCTTGATTTCATCACGATTCATAGTCACTTACCTCCTAGAATCAGCTGTTCGTAATCGGTGATGCCCCGTGCCACTGCTCTGGCCAAGGCATCCTGAGCATTGGCCAGGATTTCTTCATCACTAGGATTGGTGATGAAGGCCAGTTCGACCAGGACAGCGGGCATGTCCGTGTTCGTGAGGACATACAGGCCGTTGACGCCGGGCGTGGCAATCTTCACGCCCCGGTCTGTCGTATCCAGGGCATCGACAATCTGGTTCTGGATGCAACTAGCCAGCATGCTGCCACGGTAACTGCCGGCACAGGCCCAGGTTTCCGTGCCGTTGGCTTCTTCGGATTCAGCGGCATTGCAGTGGATGGACACGAAGATGTCCGCATCACTGGCATTGGTGGCCTCGCAGATTTCCTCCAGGCTGTCAGACTGGAGCAGTTCTGTTGCTACTCCTGCCGCATTCAGGTAACTTTCCGCAGATTGACCGACTGCCAAAGCGACATCGCACTCACGCAGACCGCTTTCACTATTGACGGCCCCCGGATCGGGATGGCCGCCCGGCGCATGGCCGGGATTCAGGAATACTTTCATGTTTTTCTTCTCCTTTCTGATGAACGGCGGACTTCACGGTGCCGCCGATGTAACCGAGAAGCCCTGACGCAATGGACATAGCCAGTTCGTTCAGGGCATAAAAAATCGCCAGGATTAGTGCTGTGACCAGACCGATAATGACGATACAGTCGGGGATATTCACTTTCTCAAACAAACTCATCCCACCACCTTAACTGTCAGTATGACTTCTGCATTTGTCTCTGAAGATTCTGCCAGATAAGAATATAAAGCATCTGATATTTCCCCAATCATTATGACCCCCAGATCATTATCTTTCTCATAGAACAATTCTGTGGTATCCGATATTCCTGTCCCTGTCGTAAGTTCAACTTTGCAACCTGCATATCGTTTTTCTTCATCCAACAGGAACAGCAGCCCTTTACGGCTTCCATTTTCCAGAGCCCCCACGCCGACTATCTTAGGGCTTTCCGGGGATTGCTTCGTCGTCATAAGCATATGGCCAGTCAGCCACTGCGTGCCCTGTCCCGTCATCGTAAGGCTTACATCTGTAAAAGGAACAGTGGGAATCGGGGCGGCGTCGGTTGCACTGACAATCATGCCATTACTGATGGGTGCCGATATATAAGCAAGTTGAGGATTGGTACTGCTGTTTTCCTGCTCTTCCCCGTTGATAGTGATTTTCCCCGCATAATAATCGGTATCTGCTTTCAAGTTGATGCTCAAGGTATCCTGATACGTTGTAGCATATACGGTATTTCCATCTGAGTCTGTTTGTGAGGATAACTCCGGATGGTTGCAGGTAAGCGTAATGGTCTGATGCTCTTTTTGAATCAGGGTTATCGTCTTTCGTGCATCTGCCTGTGACAGGTCAGCCGTCCCCGTCACCAGTTCACCCTCTGAAGTATAAAACTTTTTCCCCTTAGCCACATCGGCGGCTTTCGCCGTTGTGTCAGACACTTCGCAGAACCGTGCCCTGCCGCCTTTTTTT